TCACCCCGCCATAGATCGTATTGCCGCTGGAGCCGTAAGGTCCGATGCCATAAAAGTGGTATGCCGCGAACGATGTCGATCCAGCGCCGCAGTTGATAGTGAAGATGTTGTTGGCGAGGTATACGCTGTTGGCTGCACTGCCGAACTGCACGCCTTCGCGGATATAATCGAACTGGTTGTTGTCGATCTTGGTGCCATACCCCTGGAAGCCAGCGGTTGCTGCATTGGTTCCGAGGCCGCCACCCGTGACAATCGCACCGAGACGGATGCAGTCCTGTAGGCACACCGTTCCCGCTGCACCGGTATCGCCGCGAAACCGACAGTCATGGATCAGCAGCGTCGTGTTGGTGGTCTGCACAAACAACGTATTGCTATAGCTGGCATGCGGTGTCCCGTCGATGATCGTCAGGTGGTCGATCTCAAGGATACCTGACCCTCGTGTGTCGATCTTGGCCACCGCCGACCCACTGCCTGCATAGCGCATATCGAGCACTGTGCCGCCGATTGGCACTGATGGCGGTCTGCTGCCGAGATAGCTGTCAGGGTTACCGCCAACCCCCGTAAGTCTGATTGGCGCCTGCGTCGGGCTAGTGGTCCCGGTATAAGGGATGACCATAGCGCCGAGCATCAGGCATGTGCCGCGCGGGAAGGTCACGGTGCCACCGCCAGCCGACGATACGTAGGAAATCGCGGCATTGACTGCCGTTGTGTCGTCGGTCGTGCCGTCGCACTTGGCGCCGTAGTCCTTCACGTTGACCACTTCGGCGGCGCGATCCTGTGCCGCGCGTGAGGTCGTGGCGCCGGTCGCAGTGTAGTTGAGCGGACCAGTCATCGAGCCCCCGGCAAGCGGCAGGAACGGCCCACCCGCCGTCGCTGCGGTGAGCTGTTGCAGCGGCACCGCGTGCAGTGCGCTCGTGGCATTGCCGAACAGCGACAGTGCGCCAGACATGACACCACCCGCGATCGGCAGGAACGGCCCCGTCGTGATCGTGCTGGAGCTAGGCGATGCACGCCACTTCGTGCTGTCCCACACACGATAGCTGCCGTCTGGCACCATGACGACAGTGCCGGATGCGGGATTGGTTGGGAAGTCGTATGGCATGTATCTACACTCCCGCTACCGCTGCCCAGGTTCCACCACCGCGTGATACGTAGAGCGTAGCTCCGACTGCACCACCTGTGCGTGAATAGAGCGAGCCAACCGGAGCGGTTGCTGCTGGCGCTGCACTGCCGGTGGTCCAGGTTGGGCCTGAGCCGCCCCCCACACCCAACCCGATCGCGGTGCGAAAGGTGCCCGTTATATCGAGTTGGGCGAGAAATGTCGCGACGCCGCCGCTGATCTGATACCAAAGTGAATTTAGTACGGCGCTGCCATATCCGTTGAAATAATCGACCTCGCCGGCGCCCGCATAATTGAACCCGATATTGCCGCCGGCGCTACCGGCGGGGACGACGCCAATGATGTTACCGCCGATGGCGAAGGCGGGGACGGCGCTGGTAGGACTGGCGTTAACTTGTCCTGCGCCGCTCACAGCGAACCCCTTGGACCTAAACGCTGCTTGAGAGAACGTCACGCCGGACAGATCAATGCCATAGGTCGCGGTATAAGCGGGTCCCCCTGCAATCAGGGATACATTCGTGGTCATCAAAGAGCCTGATGGATCGATTGGCCACCAGCCCCCCGCGCCGCCAAACACAATGCCGTTCTTCAGTCCAACATTCCCAGCTCGCGATATCATCCCAAAACCCAGCATCTGATCAAATTGCTGAGGTGCCTGGTTATGCGTTCCGAGGACGATCGCAGCGCCAGTCACATAGGCGGCGCTGGCGCCTGCCGCCACGCCGACATTGATTTCACAACCCATCGCCTGGTTCCAAAATGTCGCGCCAGACTCCAGCTGTGCGTTAAACAGCCCTCCCCACAACGAACCATAAGGGCCGCCTGATCCGGACACACCGCCAACGCTGCCACTGGCAACGCAATATGCGGATACGCCAAGGAACTGCTCGCCGGTACTGGCTGCCTTGTTGCCTGGGGCGCCGGTGAAATTTATCTGTGCCCCGATCGCACTGCGACCGCCCATTGCTCCGGATGGCGTGCCGCCATTCATTATAACGGCAAGTCCCGCGAGACCGGCTCCCCCCATATCGGCCGTATCACTCAGCACATTGACACAAGTTAGATACGGATTTCCACCGGTTCTGACACCCGACAGTTCGCTGTAGATGCCAAGCGGCGTCTGCATTGTGCCGCCAGCTCCAAGGGCCTGGGTGCGTTGGTTGTGGGTGTCGTAAATGTAACCATTTATTTGCCCGCTCACCGTGCCCCCACTGAGCGGCAGGAACGGCCCGCCCAGCGATGTCTGGTTGATCGCGCTCCACGCTGCGTTGGAACGCCCATACAAACTGCCATCCACTGGCGCATCGGCGCTCAGCCCGCCAGCGTTCGCCGTGGCGATCACCCACTGCGATGAGTTCGGGTCGGAGTACCAGAGGTAGAGCTGCGGGTTGGCGCTGTCGAACCAGAACAGCCCTGGATACGGGTCCGGGGGCGACGTGTCGGAGATGATCGCCCTGGCCGCGCCGCTGGGCAGCGCACCGGCCGAGGCGGCGGCGATGGCGGCGTTGAGGTCGGCCGCGAGCAGCGGATCGCCTTGGCTCCATGGATAGCCGGTATTCCCGTCGTTCATGGCGCCCTCATATCGCAATCCGGCGTAGCCACACCGTGCCAGAGTTGATGAAGTTGGCGGAGGCCCCAGCTTGCGTGATCGTCGTCGGCGCACCGCTGATGGCCGGTGACCACGTCAGCGCCCCGATGGGGTTCTGAAAGTTCAGCTCCAACTCGCTCCCGGTCGTATATTGGCCGGCTGCCACCGCGGGCATGACAATCGTCGCGGTCGCGATGCTGGCAGAGTTGCGGATCAGCACCATGCTGGTATGCTGGTTGACCGTGACAGTGCCGGCATTGGCCAGCGATGCGACGGTCTGCATCTTGCCGTGCACCAACGCCCCACCCAGTTGGGTGTTGCCCCACCCATCGTTCGATAGTAGCGAGCCGTTGAGGCCCACTTCGGTCTTGATCAGGCCGCCGCCGGTGCCGCTCGGCGTAACAGTGCCGCCGGTAATCGTCAGCACCGACAGGGCGTGGGCCGTGGTATAGATCAGCGTGGTGCCGGTGGTGCCGGTCATTGCCGTGTATCCACCGCTCATGCGGAACACGTCGAAGCCACCGTTATTGTCCGTGCCGCTCAAGGTGATAACGAACGCGCCGCCCGGCTGAATGGTGTGAGCGCGGTCGGTGGTCAGCGACACGATACCGGTCGCCGGATCATAGGAGACGAGACTGGTTGGCTTGATGACGGTGACCTGAAGAAAGTCAAAGCCGCCCGGCGTCCCGGTCCCCTCTCCCAGCAGGAAATCCACCTCGCCCCGGCCGGCATGATAGTTCCAGCCTGGCGTCAGCCCGCGCGGCTGGAAGTATCCCGCCGGGGCGGAGGATGCGCCGGTATTGCCACGGAACGTCACTTGCCCATCGACGTTGAGGTTGCCGAGCAGAACACTGGTTACCAGATCATAGCTCAATCCGCTGATGCTACCGAGGGCGTAAGACGACACGTCCGGGTCGGTAGCGTTGCGCGGGCCGAAATAGTTGCTGTCACTGGCGCCGTTCAGCCCCCATACGCCGCCAATGCACGCCGTCATTTGGCGCGTCGTCTGGTAGTCTCCGATGCGGTTACCAGAGATCCGGCAATAGTCCGGATTAGTGATAGCGATACCGTAATTGGCTGGCAGCACGCGCCCGCTGGCAATCGGGATCGTGAGGCTGGGTGTAGTGACGAAGTTCAACGTCTTGGTGGTTGTGACACCGGTATTTGCCGTCGCCGTGAACTGCCCGTTCAGATTATTGAAGGCGACGGCAGAGCCGGCGGTGCCGGCAACGCCGGTCATCACGAACGCATCGCCAACGAGCAGCCCGTGATCTTGAACGGTCAGCAGACTGATATTGCCGGCGGCATCGCTGGTGTAGGTGCCGGCAACGAGATTGCAGGACGCAACCGCGAACGTGAATGAGCGTGCCGCCCCTTGGAAAAGAGTGAGCGTCAATCCGGTGGCCGCCGTGAAGCATAATACCGCGCCCGTGGTTCCTGCTGTCGCCGTCTGCCAGCCATTCAGCCGGGCAAAGTCTCCCGTGCCGGTCGTGTTGTTGACGTAGAACTGCTCCCCCACCGCGATCTGGTGGGCAGCGCTCATCGTCCAGACCACCGCTCCCGTGGTCGAGTTGTAGGTCGGCGGCGTGACCGAGCCGCTTGCCGGGACGATAAAATGGCTGACGAGCTGATTGGTAACGCTCTGGCCGGGATCGCGCACGGTATTGCCCCAGACGCTGACGCGCGTGGCAGACGTGCCGACGTTGATCTGTCCACTGATCTGCGTGGGGTTATAAATCGCCGGATAGTTATTATGGACCGTATTGCCGTATATCTCGACGCCATTACACGCCGTGGCAAGAATACCGCCTGCCACATTGTTGCAGACGGTATTATTCACCACACGGCAGTTGCGCTGCCGGATGTTCCCTGCGTTGGAGATTACCGCCGGGCCATAGGCGCCGTCGTGCGCGTAGCAACTGATGATCTCGCAGTCCTCGTTGACGCCGGGTTGACTTGGATCGGAGAATATCGCCGGGCCAGCGTGATTGCTGAACTCACACCCCCGGATATATCCGCCGACCACACCGCCGTAAAACCCGCTGCCAACGTCACGGATGTTATCGAACACGCAGTTGATGAAACCCACGTTGCGGCATTTGACGGCTTTGCCGACGCGACCGTCTTGAATGGCGCAGCTACCGACCTCGGTATCCAACGCTCCAGGGGGCACGACGGCTATAATGGTGCTGTCGCTGGTGCCGGCGGCAGCGACATACTCGCCGGACAGGAACCCGGCATAGCTGCCGATGCCGGCATCCGTGCCAGCCACGTAGGTGAACACATCACCAACGGCTATTCCCGACGCCGCCACACCTGGATCGGTCTGAAGCGTCAAGACGCGCGATGAGTTGACGTATGACGACCCGGCGACAACGGCGGTGCGCGAGGTGATGCCGGCATACGCTGCGGTATTGCCGCAGTCTCTGAAGGTGACGCCGTTGACTTCGCAGTTGATGGCGCTGACTAGGTTAAAGCCCCAGTTCTTGAAGCTGGTGACCAGCCCCTGCCGGCCGCCAATGATGTAGACATTGCTGACCGATGTATTGCCGACGCCGCCGCTGATACCGCCGGAAACCCCATGCAGCGGCGTTACCAGGGCGCTGGAATATGGCTCCTGATTGATCAGGTTGCCGTCCAGCGTGCCGTAAAGCTCGATGGTGACGTGCGTGGCGAAAGCAGCCAGCACAAGCGCGCCCTGATTGGCACCGTCAGCGACCTTGATGGTAGCGCCGGCCTCGATGATCAGATGCGTGTTGGACGGGATGATCAGCGCGGTCGTGATAATGTAAGGGTTGACGTTGGCTGGGATGACCAGCGTGAAGTGGCCTGCCGCCGCGTCGATCGCCTGCTGCATATACACGGTCAGGTCGGTAACGCCATCCGGCTGGCCGGCGGGCAGCCAGTCAGTCACGGTCTGCCCTGCGGCGGCAATAGCGGCATTCAGATCGGCAGCGTACAGCCAGTCGCCGTCCACCCACGGGTAGCCGGTGCCAGTACCGGGGCCGCTTGGCGGCGAGCTGCGTTGTGATGGCAGGCCACCGAGCCGCGCCATGGGTCCGCCGCCACGCTTTGTAATGGAATTCATGATGTCACCCGAGTACTGATGTGCCGCCGACCGTCCAAGCCTGGTTCAATCCGCGCCCCGCCCACGAGGACACGTCACCACCCCTTCGGCCGCTGAGGGCCGCCGGCATCGAGAGCAACTGGATCTGGCTGTTGGCGAGCCGGATGGTGTTGAGCGACGCGCGGGCCTCCGCGAGCAGCAGCGGGCTGACCTGGGCGCCAGGCGATGCCAGCGCGATCCGCACCGCCAGGTTGTTGACGACGGCGTCGGTGTATTCCGGCGGCAGACTGAGGTCGTCATTGACGGTCGCATAGACTGGCAGGCTGCCTTTGACGACGATGTGGAGCTGGTAGGTGTTGGCGGGGGCGACGGGCCAGAAATACAGCCGCCCCACGGGGAACGAACTGTCGTAGAACACGCCGGCCGGGATCGACTTCAGATCCTTGATCGTGATGGCGCTCCAGTCCTCGCGCGCCTCGATGATCTGCAGCGGAATATCGACCTCGTTGTTCATGCTGGTGCGTGAAGCGTCACCGAACGCGCCGAGTTGGAACGGCAGCAGGTTGGGCAGCGGGGCACCTGAACCGTCATCGCTGCCGCTGGCGCCCAGCAGACGCACGAATGCCGCGTGGATCTTGTCGGGGCGCGCGGTGTCGAAGTCCTCGCCGGGACCGATGGTGTAGAAGTTGGCGCCGTTGGACACGAGCGCCAGTTCCTCCTCGTTCCAGATGAGCCAGCGGCGGCGCTGCCACTGCGCCAACATCATCACCAGCAGCGAGAATGCGTCGGCCACGTCCTTGCTGCCGTCGCTGACGCTCTGCGTATCGGTAATCCGCCCTGCCATGCGCAGCGCCAGGAACAGCGCCTCTATGACGGTCTCTGGGGGGCCTGCGTGCAGCGGGGCTGTCTGATGCTGGTTGTTGGCCTGGACCAGCCCTAGCGCCGCTGTGGCGCGGTCCAGCAGGGTCTTGGAGACCTCGGCGCCAACCCAGTCGCGCAGCCGCACCGCGAGGTTGAGCACGATGGCATTGCGCTGTCCCGAGAGCAGCGTCAGCGGCGTGGCTAGGTTGGGAATGGTCGGCAGTGTGCCTGGGATGACCTTGACGGCCCGTTCACGGTTCCACTCGTCCAGCATCTCGTTCATCAGCGAGGCGGCGTCGGTGACATCTTGCGAGGCCTGGGTGATACCCTGGCTGTCGGTGACGCGGCCGGCGGCACGCAGCGCGAGGTATACCATGCCGTAGCCGGTGGCGTCGGTGGCGGCGATCAGCGGCGCCGGGTTCTGCTGCAGGTTGATCGCCTGCAGCAATTGCAGAGCGCGGTCAGCCCGATCGTTCAGCGGCTTGGACGGCTCTGCCCCGAACCAGTCGCGCAGCCGCACGCCGAGGTTCAGCACCAGCGCGTTCTTCTCGCCTGGCGTGACCGACAGCGGCGAGGCCAGGTCGGAGATCATCGCCAGCGTGCCAGGAATGACCCGCACCGTGCGTTCGCGCTGCCATTCATCCAGCATCTCGGAGAGGAGGCTGTGGGCGTCAGTCACATCCTGCGACGATTGCAGCACACCTTGATTGTCGGTCACGCGGCCTGATGTGCGTAGCGCAAGGTAGATGATGCCGAACCCCGTCCCGTCATCAGCGGCGATCGTAGGGGGTGGCGTTTGCTGCAGATTGATCGCCTGCAGCAGCTGCAGGGCACGATCGGCACGCTCTGCCAGCGTCTTGGAGATCTCGGCGCCGAACGCATCGCGTAACCGGCATGCCAGGTTGAGCACGACCGCATTCTTCTCGCCGGGTGTCATGACCAGCGGCAGCGACAGATCGGCGATCGGCGCCAGCGTGCCGGATATCACTCTGACCGTCCGCTCGCGCTGCCACTCATCGAGCATCTCATTCATCAGCGAATGTGCGTCGGTAACGTCCTGCGACGATTGCAGCACGCCCTGCTGATCGCTGACCCGACCGGCAGCACGCAATGCGAGGAACACCACGCCATAACCGGTGCCGTCATCGGCCGCGATGGCGGGCGCCGGCTGTTTCTGTAGGTTGATGGCATTAAATTGTTGCAGCGCCGCGGCGGCCATCTTCACGTCGAGATCGATCGGCGGCAGCGAGTAGATCTGCCGCAGCCGTACTGACATCACTGTCAGCAGCACATGCAGGCAGCCGGCACCGTCCCAGAACGGCACATCGGTGGTGAGGTCGGGGAAGATCGGCAGCACTTCCGGATTGACCATCACCTCGCGCACGAGGTTCTGCTGCTCAATCCACCCATTCAGAACGTAGAACGCATCATTGACATCATCCGGCATCGGCGTCTGGCCAATGCCATTCACACCGCTGTTGCGCAGCGACAGGAAGATGATGAGATTGGCGTTGGCCATTTGGGATGACCTCAATGCGAGGGGACAGCCCCGAGGCTGCCGGGTGTCACGCGCTCGGGGCCACACGCGTTAGGCGAAGCCCGGCGGGAGGATGCGGGGCTTCCGGCAGCAAGACTAGTCGATGCTAATTTGCACAGAGCCTGCACGCGAGCTGCGGACGCAACGCGGCGGCGCCCCATAGTACATCGATGCGAATTGGCATGGTGTCATCGCTGATGCTGTACTGACGCACCGCCCTCATGCTGATGCCGTCCTTCACAACACGGCTTGCCATGTCAACACCTCCGGGCATAACGAGATCGGCCGTTGCGAATGTGAAAGCGTCCGGATGGAAGGCGAGCGACAATCCCGTTGCTGTGCTGGCGGTGTTGGCGAAGGTGATGGCCGCAGTCGCGTTGGCGACGGTGACGACGTTCTGCCCAGGGCTGCCGCTGACGCCATTGATAGCGGGTGCGATGCTCATGTTGCCGCCGCCGCCCGCGTAGGCCGCGGTCAGCACGAACTGCTGCAGCACACCAGAGCTGATCTTGGTCTCGGGATGGCAGCGGAAGACACCAGCGATGGTGAACACGTCGCCGGCGTTGCCTGCGCCGGTGCCGGTGATCACAGCGAGTGTGCTGCCGGTGTTCTGGTTGGCGACGACGGCAGTCGTGTAGGTGGCGCTCTCAGCGCCGCGCGTTTGCGTGGTCAGGTGCGTGTTTTCCGCCCACTCGTACCCGGCCGACAGACCCATGACGCCGTCAGTGTACTGGCTCCTGATCTCGGTGGTGGACTGGAACAGGCCCTTGAGGCTATCGACCATGTCGACATTGTCCTGCGTATTTATACGCAGCAGCCACTGCTTGCTTTGCGGCGTGAGGTTATCGAGCAGCAGCTTGCGGCTCTGCAGCACCGTTTTGAACGTCTGGGCTGCGCCGGCTGTCCCGACCGAATTCCACACCTGCGGCCACATCTGGTTGACGAAGTCGCTCTCCAGCCTGGCCGCGAGCACGTTGATCGCTGGCTCGATGTAGCGTGCCGAGAAGTCGTCGATGGTGAGCGTGAGTTCCGCGCTGCTGAAGCTGAAGTCGACGTGATACTGGTTGCTGATCGGCAGGCTGACGAAGTTTTCAACGGTGTTCTGCAGCGACAGTGCCGGGGTGGTGCTGACCGTGTATTGCACCGGCAGGCGGATGCGTAGGGTAGAACCGATCTTAGCTCCACTGTTAGCGAATGAATCATCGTACTGTCTATTCACCGCGCCGATTATGTTACATTTCTGATGGAGAATGGCCAATGCCTTGGCCGTTATCATTGAGATTGTGAGGAGGGTATTGGTGGCGGGCATGACATGCCCCTTTCGTCACACGAGTGCGGGAAAAGGGCTCCTCACCGGATGCGGTTCTTGGAGCCTCGATTGCCCGCTGCGACGAAAGGGGTAGACACAGCCGCAGGCGGATCAGCACGACACGGCGGATTTAGAGCCTCGCGAGGGCTGGGTGTGCTGTAGCCACAACGCCATATACCGGGCGCGGCGGTAAGCGGGGTTGATCCACCCGCTAGAGGTCAGGCACGGCTCGTTACGGCATCACCGCCTGCCCCTTGCCCGTTCCAGATCGCGCTTGAGGTAGACATCGACCAGTTGTTCCGGCGGCGCGGTGTATTCGTTGAACACGGGGCTGGCGCGTCCCGTCACCGGGCGCACTGGAGCCGGCGCACGGGTCATAGGCGTCGGTGCAGCCGCACGGGCGTGACCGTTGCCGGTGTCGGCCCCGAGCGTGGCGGCGAACTTGCCCAACGCGACAGCCCGCGCGCGTTCGCTGTGCAGGCCGGCAATGCGCTCCACCGCCTCGGGGTCGGCTGCCAGCGCACCCGCCACACGCACGCCGTCGGGCATTTCGACCAGCAACTGAGCGAAACCGGCATCGGCGCCCATCTTCACCAGGTCGTCGCAGCGCGCCTTCCAGTCGGTGAATTCAGTCGCGCCCTGCTCGTGGAACCGCTCGGTCCTGATCTGCGCCTCGACCTCGGCGCGGATGGCGACGCGCTCGCGCTGATAGCGTTGCTCGGAGGTTTCCTCGCCCTGTGGCTGCGCTACGGCCTGGCGGCGGTAGAACTCGAGTTCTGCTGCCTGCTGGGCCTGGAGTCTCTCAGCGGCGCTGAGCTTGGCCGTGATGGCGGCGAAGCGACGATCGCCCCGGCTCTTGCGCTCGGCCTCCTCCTCGGGCGTCTGCTCGGCTGGCTCGGCATCGGGTGCCGGCGTGGACTTTGGTGCGGGCGCAGGCGTGGGTTCGCGTTCCGGCTCGGCCGGGTGTTCGGTGGTTTCACTCATAACGATTGTTCCAGGCATTGATTGCGTCAGTCTGCGTAGAATTTGGCGGCCCATCAGCGCCGCAGTAGCCACAGGTCACGATCCAAGTCGGATCGCCTCGTTCATCCTCAGGCAGGTCTATTGCCGTGTTCCACAATCTCCATGGCTGCTCGCCACAGAACGGACACGGCTCCATGTCCACATCCTCCGGAATAAGCGGATGGGGATCGACCCATTTAGTCGTCTCGGACATGGGGGTACTCGTTGTGTGCTATAGGGGCGCGGTCACGTCAGGGGCGCCAACCGAGGCGCATGCCTTGGGCCTTTCCCGGGACGCTAGCGCAGGCCGAACGGGCCTGGCGTGGCACTATCTCGGGGCGTTGGGCGGTACGTCGTGGACGTACGTGGCGGGCTCGTCGGGCTCTGGCCGCGTCAGGCTGCCGTGGGTGATGGCGAGCTCAGCCTCGAGCTCGAGGATACGGGCGCGCAGGCGACGGTTCTCTTCCAGCAGATTAGGCAGATCGAGGATGCGTGTGCGCAGGCGCTCGATCTCCGCGTGCTGCAAGTCGTATTCTTCCTTAAGCCGCGCCAGCAATTCGCAGCAATCGGCATCGTCTACCAGCAGCTCTCGCCAGTGTCCTGTCGCCTCGGGCAGGCTGGTGGGGGTGTCGTCGGTGCTTTCAGTCATTGAGTATCAGCGTCCCGTCCGTTACACTGCATGTATGACGCAAGCAGCTTTTCCCCGCACGGCCTTCATCTACGCGATCACCAACAGGAAGACCGGCAACGCTTATATCGGCAGCACTTGGTATCCGGCCCGACGATGGGTGCTGCACCGCAACTCTCTCCGGGCGGGCAAGCATCACTGCAAGGCGCTCCAACGTGCGTGGGCTAAGCATGGCGAACCGTCATTCACGTTCGGCATCCTCGAGGCCATTGAGGTCGCATCAGCCAACGAGCGCTTCACAGCGGAATGCGGATGGATAGCACAACGCAGGCGCTACAACACCGTCACTGTCGGCCACAATGGCACATCCTTCACGCGAGATGCGGCCTTCAAAGAAGCCACCAAGCGAAGATCCCTCAAACTCTGGCGGAACGAAGACGCCAGAGACCGGATCGTCGGCGCCATGAAAGACGCATGGCAGGACAAGCCCCGCAAGGAACGCCTCAACCAACAAATGAAAGAGCGCCACGCCGCCTCTGACGAGAGCAGGAACCGTCTCGCACGACGCATGCGAACGGACGAAGGGAAAGCGTGGATCGTTAAACGAAACAAGACATGGTGGTCCGTCCCCGAGAACCGCGAGCGTATGCGCCAGAAAGCACTGGACCGATGCACGCCTGAGTTCATGGCGAAATGCCGCGCGGCAGGCGCGGGACGGCAGTCACCGGAGCACATCGAGAGGCATCGAGCCGCGTTGAAACAGCGCATGGCAGACCCACAGGAAAAGGCTCGCATGGCAGAGGCCGCCCGCAATTACCAAATCCAGCGCGGGATAAACAATGTCGAGATGGCGGTTGCTGAAGGTAG